ACCTGGAACACGACCAGGTCGTTCGCGGCCGGCGTGCCGCCGATGGTGATGGCCGAGGTCTCGGCCGTCTGCATCAGATCGCCGACCGCAGTCTGCGCATCGGTAACGGTCTGCGCCGTGCCGAACGCCGCATCGAGCGCATCGTCGTCGCTGATCGCCACGGCCTGCAGGCCCCACACCACGGCGTTCGTACCGCTGATCGCGGATGACCACAGAAAGTACGCCGTGATCGTGCCGCGGTTCCAGCCTTTCGGCATGCGCGCGGAGAATTGAGCGTATTCCGCCGTGGACTGGTCGTAATCGAGCGTCTTGACCATCACCTTGTTGGTGGTGGTCTCCACGCTGCCGGCCGCCGGGCCGTTGGTGGTGCGCGCCGTGAGCGCGCCTGCCGGAATCCACAGCGTCTCTTTACCCGCCAGGGCGCCCGCCGCCGCCGTGCAGAACACGTTGCGGGTGCCCGCCGCCCAGTTCACGGCGGCGCCGGCATTCGATGACGCCAGGATGGTGGTGCGCGCCAGTGTCCAGGGCGTGCCGGTGGTCAGCGTGCCGATGCCCACTTCCCAGTCGGTGCCGTCCTCGACGCAGTAATAGACAGTGTCGGCGGTAGCGAACGCGGCCGAGAAGGCGCGGTAGCCGGTGGCCGCGCCGGCCAGGCTGTAGGTGCCGGTGCCGGTAGTGGTCGAGGTCTCTTTGACCCGGTCTGCGAGCTTGGGCATGGCGCGCTCTTAGGCGATGGTGTAGTCGAAGCCGCCAGCCAGCACGCGCGGCGCGGTGTCGCCGTTGTTCACCGTCTTCGCGGTGAAGGTCTGGAAGCAGAGCAAGTTGCCGCCGGTGCTGGCGTCATACACGGCGCTGGCCAGCACGCTGCCCCAGTTGGCGGTGGGCGCCGGGAACACGATCGAGCCGCTGTTCTCGGTGTGGCCATCGCCGGTCACTGGCGCGGCGAAGTTGGCATCCAGCGGCGTGACGCCGACGCGGGCGTAGCTGCCGCCGGTGACTTCGGTACCGCCGCCGGCTGCCGTCGGCGCGGCGGTGAACAGGCCGAAATAGAGCGTGGTCGGCTTGGTGAAGGCCTGGCCGCGGAACAGCCAGTTCGCCAGCTTGTCGTCCAGGTAATCGCTGCCCATGTTGAAGGTGATGTCGAAGGTGCCGGCGGCGAATTCCGGGCCGGGGTCGCCGTTGTTCACCGTCTTGCTGGCGGTGAGCGCGCCGTGCGCCAGCATGTTGCCGGCCGACGCGGCGTCCCAGATGGCGAAGTGCGTCACCGTGCCCCAGTTGGCCGAGGGCGTGCCGAAGGTGATGGCGCCGCTGTTCTCGGTGTGCCCGTCGCCGCTGATCGGTGCGGCGAAGTTGGAGGTGTTGGCGGTGACGCCGATGCGGGCGTAGCCGCCGGCGGAGACCTCGGTGCCGCCACCGGCATCCGTCGTGGTGCCGGTGTGCAGCGAGAAATACAGCGTGGCCGGCGGCGTGAAGCTGGCCGTGCGAAACACGTGGTCGATGATCTTGCCTTCGAGGTAGTCTGAGAGCGCGGACATGGCGGTTCCTTTTCTTGGGGGTCGGGTGTCAGGGGGCGGGGATTTCTTCGGCCGTCAGCGTTGGCCAGCCGCCGTCGGTGGTGATGCCGGTGATGCGGGCGAGGATGCCGTCGCCGGGATCGGCGCCCAGGGCGAGGTATTCGATCAGGTCGCCCTCGTCGGCGGTCTGCGCGTAGCTGCAGGGCAGGCTCAGCACACGGCGCGGTAGGGCCGCCCAGCGCGCCAGATCGGTGAGCATGCGGCTCGCCGCGGCATCAGAGCGGATGAAGCCGGCCTCGATGTCGACGGCGCGGGTCTCAACGATCGCGGCCACGCTGCGGCGGCAGTAGAGGTTGTTGGCCGTGGTCGCCTGCACTACGCGGGTGGTGCCGGCATCGTGCGCGTAGTCTTCGGCGTAGTTGATGGTGATGGCGTTGTCCATGCGCTCGGCCCAGCCGATGCCGGCCGGCGCCAGCAGCTCGGCTTCGTTGATGCGGGTGATGTCGCTGGCGACATCGAGGCGGCGGATCGGGGCGAGGCGGCCGTCGCGATCAACGGCGAGGGCATTGACCTGGTCGAGGGCGAATTGCAGCAAGGTGAGCGCGTCGGCGGGTTGGGCCAGGCGGCGTGCGTAGGCGATGCTGTTGGTGGTGGCCCAGGCGCCGAGCCGGGCCACGGCGGCGCTGTCGGTGCCCTGCCCGGAATACCCGGCCAGCAGCTCGATGACATCGGCCGGGTTGCCCGATAGGCCAGTCACGCTGGCGGTGATCTGCTCGGCCGGGCGATAGGTCTGCGCATCGAACTCGACCTGCAGCCACACCTGGCAGATGGCCAGGCTGGCGGTGCCGCCGACCAGTGAGATTTCGGCGACGGTGTCGGTCAACGCGGACCAGTCGCGGATGCCGGCCAGGTCAAACAGGGTATCGACCATGCGCGGCGGCGCGGGGACGGTGAGGGTCACACTGCCGTTGCTGACTGCCACGGCGGTACCGGCGTGCGACAGCGACTGCGCGGTGATCGGGTTGCTGTAGCCGCTGGCGGCCACCGACGAGGCGGCCACGGCATTACTAGTGATCTTGCCATTCCAGATGAACGACACACCGGTCATATGCCCGGCGCCGAGGGCGGTCCACACGATCTTGTCGGGGGCCTCGCTGATGGCGACGGTGACGGTCCAGGTGTTGGTCGCCACCAGCACCGGCGTCGCGGCCGAGACCGACAGGCCGGCGATCTGCGTGTTGTCGGCGCGCCGCAGCGAGCACAAATCGAAGGTGTAGGACGAGACTTCGGCCGACGTGCCGACGAAGGTGAGGATGGCGGTGATGTTGCCGAGTGAGCTATCCCACCCAGTAAAGGCCGGCGCCAGCGACCAGCCGCGCCAGGTGCCCGGCACGCTGGCCGACGCGCCCAGTACCGCCGGCACGCTGGCCTGCTGCACGATGGATTGATGGTTCAGGCTGGTGGTACCACCGGCGACCACCGTGCTGATCGATTGCTGCGGCAGGCTGGCATTGCCCTGGCTGGTCACGTCGACGGTGATGGTTTGGTTGAGGCTGGCGCCGCCGCTGGACGTGACGGCGAGCGCGCCCAGGCTGCGGCCGTCGAAGGCCACGGCAATCGCGCCCGCGACGGCATCGGTCTTGAACCAGCGCACACCCAGCTTGCACGAGGCAATCGGGCCGAGATCGGCATTCGCGGTGAGTTGCTTGACCTTGAGCGTCTGCCCCGGCGCGATGGTGGCGTAGTTGGCGTCGTCGAGATTGCCAGTGAGGATCACGCGGCTGGCGGCGCTGATCGTGACGGTGACCTGGTCGGTGCTGCCGCCGTCGGCGACCTCAACCATCACCGGCAAAAAGTCGGCGTCATCATCGAAGGTGATGCTGGCCGGCGTGGCGTTGTACACCACGCCGACGCCCGGCTCGTAGTACCACACCACATCGCCGCCGATCTTGACCCGCGCCCAGCCGACCTGGCTACCGACGGCGACCGAGAATGCCACGGCGTAGGTGCCGCTGACGATGCGGTTGCCATCGGCCGGGCGGGCGAAGGTGATGCCGCCGTTTTCGGTGGCGGCCTGCACGCCGCCGCTGGGTGTGCCGCTCTGCGAGTAGGTATTGACGATGGCGCGGATGGCGTTGACGCCGTTGGTCGCGGTGTTGCCTGTGGCGAGATCATCGAACTGGACAAAGCGGGTGCTGCGCTCGGCACTGGCCACCACGGCGGGCGGCGCGGCATACGTCACGGTGGCCGCGGCGAGGCTGACCGTGCCGCCCTCGATCACGGCGCCGTCGGCGCGCAGGGTATCGATGGCGCTGACCGTGTGCCCGGCGGCGAGATAGACGCTGCTGCCGGCCTGCGCCACCAGCGTGCCGGGGCGATGCGCGCCGACGATGGTCATGCCGAGCAGCAGGCCGTCGCTGCGCGAAGTGTAGGTGTAGGTGTGGCCATCGACCACCACGCTGCCGGAGGCGGCCAGCAACGCGCCATCGGCCACGGCGAGCTGCGCATCGCCCGGCGCGGCGGCTTCGGTGAGCGTGGTCCAGGGCTGCACCTGCACGGCCAGCAGCGGGCAGCCATCGACGGTGCCGACGATCAAGGGCTTGGCCTGCCCCATCGCCGCGTCGGCGGCCAGGGGCCAGTCGGTGGCGGTGATGCGGCCATAGTCGGGCACCTGGCGCACGCGGCGCCTGGCCGGGCCGATGCGCAGCGAGAGCACGCCGGCGACGCTGTCGGGCTGCGCGGCGACGATACCGTCGAACACCACGCGGCCGTCGCAGATGCTGCCCATGTCGGGGGTGCATTCAATCAGCATGGCTTCGCGGTTGATCCACCACGAGTCGCGCGCCCAGTCGGGCAGCGCCTGCGCTTCAAGGGTGACCGCGGCGCCATCGGGCGCGATGCTGCCGACGCTTTGCAGCGCAGGATGGCAGACGTCTGCACCCAGGGTGATGCGCCGATCGGCGAGCGCCACGAGCCCGCCGTCGAGCTCGACCGCCAGCACCAGGAAGGTGGCGAGCACGCTCATAATTTTGGCCCCCACGCTCGCAAAAGCGGCTCGCTGCCCCCACAGGGGGCGGGATGCGCTTGGGGCGGCCCGACGCGCATCACAGCGGCCACTCCGTCAGCAGCCATTGGCTGGGCTGCCAGCGCTTGTAGCTGGTCTGCTGCAGGGGCTGCTCGACGGCCGTCTTGACGATGACCACCTCACGCGTGAGCGGCAGCTCGACTACAAAGGGAAGGCGCCCGCCGTAGGTGGCGGCATGCCAGGCGCGCCAGGCCGCAGCATCGGCATCGGCGATGGTGGGAAATTCGAATTCGCCTCGGCGCACGGTGCCGAGGATGCGCGAATACACGGCACCCCCTTGCGTGATGCGGTCGTCACTGAGCACGGCGGTTTCGAAGCGGTGCGGGTGGCGCGGGTCGGCCAGGGTGACCAGCGTGCCGGGCGCGCTGACGGCGCCGATGGCGGCCTGTGCGGCGGCGAGCCAGACGCCCAGGGCGTAGTCGGAGAGGTCGGCACCGGTGCTGTGGTAGGCGATGCGCATGTCAGCCCGCCCGCGCCATGGCAGTGGAGAAGAGGCCCGGATCGGTGCGCAGCGCCTGCTTGATGGCGGCCATCATCTGCGCCACGGTGAGCGTGGCGCCGTTGATGTTGATGGTGACGCCGCCGCCCGCGGCGCGCTGCTGCGCCGGGGTTTCGATGGTGACGCGTTCGTCGGGCGATGCCTTGAAGGCGACGAGCTGCGAGTCGGTGCCGCCGGTACCGCCGACGAGGAAGCTGCCGCCGGTGGCGAAGCCACCGCCCCAGAAAAACCGGGTAGTTTCGGTGCCACCGCCTGGCAGGACGCGGGTGCCAGCGCCGCCGGCGAAGATTTCGTTGAGGGATTTTTCGGCGCTGCTGCTGCCGCCCGACGCGGAGACCTTGGCGTTGAGCACGCGAATCTGGTCGGCAATGATCTCGTCGGCGGTTTTACCTTCGATCTCGGCGCGCTCGGCAGCGCGGGTGCGCACGGCGTCGAGCAGACGGTCTTCGCCGAGAATGCGTTTCTCCAGCGTGGCAGCGGTCACCGCGTCGATTTCGGCTTCCATCTTCTTGCGGATTTCGCCGGTGAGAAAGGCTTCGTCCTTGGCGCCGCGCAAGGCGTTGATTTCGGCTTCGTACTTCTCGCGGATCTGCTGCCGGGCGAATTCGACGTCACCCAGCTGGCGGCGCTTTTCTTCGTCGCCGTATTTCTTGCGCAGATCCTCTTGCTTCTTGAGTGTGGCTTCGTCGAACTCGACGAACTTGGTCGACTTTGCGCCCAGGGCGGCGTAGTGCTCGTCGTAGATCTTCTGCACCGCCTTGGCCTGATCGGCATTGTCGAGCACGATGCGTTCGCCGTTGACGCGCACGGTGCGGCGGTATTCGTCGAACCAGGTGTCGACCTTGTCGCGCATCTGCTCGTAGTCGTACAGCTTGAGGCTATCGGCGCGCCATTGCTCGTTGATGGCCGCGGCGGCGTCAAAATTTCCCTGCAACACCTGTACGGCAGCGGCAGCACCTGCGCCCAGCGCGCCGGCGATATCCTGGAACACGACCGAGACACCCTTGGCGGCGTCGTAAAGGAAGGCGACGGCGCGAGCGCCGCTGTGCGCCCAGTCTTCGATATTGGCCTGGGTGAATAGGCCCTTGAGCGTGCCGGCCAGCCCGTCACCGGACATCTTGGCATCGGTGAGCTGCTGCACGAATTCGTTAAGCATGGGCAGCGCGGCATTGCCGATGCTGCGCTTGAGGCCTTCGGAGGCCTGGCTCATGCGCTCGATGTTGTCGTTGAACTTTTCGGAGGCGGCAAAGGCTTCGCCGCTAACGACGATGCCGAGGCGCTCGGCTTCCTTGGTCAGGGCCTGGATGCCTTCCTTGCCTTGATTCAGGAACGGCACCAGATCGAGGCCCGACTTACCGAACAAATTGACCGCCAGGGCCGACTTGTTGGCGCCGTCTTCCATGCCGGAGAACTTGTCGGCGACATCGAGCAGGATCTGGTCGGTGGCGCGCAGCTTGCCGGCGGAATCCTTGACGGTGATGCCCAGCCCGCCGAACACGGTTTGCCCCTGGTCGGCCGCGCGAGCGGCTTCGATGATGTTGCCCGACAGTGCCTTGGTGGCCTTGACCAGCGTTTCCTGATCACCGCCGGCGAGCTTGACGGCGTAGCTCAGGGCGCTGAAGGATTCGACACCCATGCCGGCCTTTTGCGCCATCTTCCCCATTTCGTCCTGGGCATGGGTGGTGGCGGTGACGAACGAGACGACGCCGGAGGCCATGTCCTTGAACTTGTCGACGGCCGAACCGAGCAGCGAGAAGGCGCTGTTGATCTCGGTAAACGATGTTTTGAATACCTTGACCAGGTTGGCGTTGATGCGATCGGAATGGCTCTGGAATTTCGAGAGATCGCTGATCGCCTTGTCAACCTGGCTGGTGTAGCGGGCCAGGTTGGCGTTGAAGTCGATGGTGACGCCGGTGGTCATGATCAGTTCATCCCCAGTCGGTGCTTGATGGCCTCGGCGCCGGCTTCGGCGCTCTGGACTGCCAGCTGCACGGCGTCCTCACGACGCTCGGCAAAGGCGCGTTGGACGAAGCCTTTGCCGGCAACCCGGCGCTTACCACTGGCGCGCTGCGACTCGCGCTGTGTGTCGCGGCGGGCATTGCCGCCCTTGAGCGCCTGACCGGCGCGCTGCGGCACCCAGCCATCGTTCTGGAAGCGGCCGTAGAACGGGTCTGCCTTACCCTTGCGCAGGGTGATGTAGATGCCGATCAGTTCGCTGGCGCGGCGCCCGTTGTGGATGCGGCTGTTGGCCACGCGAAAGCCCCGGCGCCGGAGCAGGCCGGTCTTGACCGGTACCAGCTCGCGGATGCCGCGCAGGATGTGGTTGGCGCCCTGGCGCAGGGCCATGCGCACGACGCGGTCGCCCATCTGCTGCGAGTAGCTGTACAGCGTTTTCTGCACGTCCTGCAGGCCGCTGACGGTGATCTGGTCGTCGCTCATGGGGCGTGGTCTCGCAACACGATCAGTTGATGGATCAGGCGCTCGGGGTCGGTGACGCCGAGCAGTTCGCATATCAGTTCGAGGGCCGCCCAGTCGATGCGGCGGCCCATCAGTTCCCAGGCATCGAGGGCGAGCCGGGAATCGCCGGGCGGGGGGCCTGGCGGAAACGGCAGCTTCAGGCTGCCGAGCCAGGCCCCGAGTTTTTTGCGGCATCCTCCCGGCCGGCCTTGTGCGCGCTGTAGGCAGCGACGACGCCGTCGGTGATGGCGTCCCAGTGCTCGGGGTGGTCGGCGATCCATTCGGCCCAAAGGTCGGGGTCGAAGGGCACCGGGTCCGGCCCGCCGCCGGGCACCAGATCCATCTCCGGCATGTCGCCCCAGCCGATGACGAAGCGCGTAAGCAGATCGCGCTGGTCGACGCGGCCCGACAGTTCGAACATTTCGAGGTCGGTGGGCCGGCGGATGGTGAAGCTGCGCCCGCCGGACACCACCTGGCTTTGGCGGGCGCGGCGCAGGCGCTCGATGACGGCCTTGCTCATGCTCAGACGCCGTAGGTGGGATCGGCTTCGAGGGCGATGGCGCAGGTGGTGGTGGTGACACCCTGCTTGCCGCCGCCCGGCATGCCGGAGAAGCCGACGGTGCCGTAGAACATGACGGTGCGGCCATTGGGCCAGGTGATCTTGAAGCCCAGGGCAGCGGCGGCCTTGTAGGCGGCCAGCATGGCCTGCTGCGCGGCATTGGCCGGGTCCCACTGAATGACCAGCTTGTATTCCATGGCCGAGGCGCCATTGACGATTTGGCGGTCGTTGATGTCGTTCACCGTGGTGGTGTCGAGCATCTTGGCTTCGCCGCCGGAGGGCGAATAGTCCTGCACGCCGGTGACGCTGGTGCCGAAGGTGATCTTTTTCGCGGTGCCGCTGATGAAGGTGCCCATATCGGTGGTGTCGATGCCGCTGGCGCCGTCGATGTCCTCGAGCTGGAAGGTGTCGGTGGCCTTGGCATACACCTGGAACAGGCGCTGGTTCAGCTCGGGCATGCCTTCGACTTCCAGCAGGATGATGTCGCCATCGTTGTAGCCGTGCGTGGTGCTGGTGAATACGCCGGGGTCGGCATTGGTGGCGGCAGTGATGACCTTGGCGGAGGCGATGGCGGACTGCATCAGCATCGCCAGGCCGGAATTGGTGTGGATGGTCAGGCTCATGGTTCTTCCTTTCGGCTAAAAAAAAGCCCGCGACGGGGGGCCGTGCGGGCGGGTTGGCGATGCGGGTGCGGCTTACAGCAAGACGTCGGGGGCGCCTTCCTGGGTGAGGTAGCGCACGGCGAATGTCAATGTGATTTCGGCATGCTGCGGGGCGGCTTCGTCGTTGAGCACCACGACCGGGTCGACTTCGACCGGGTAGAGCTTCTGCAGCTGCGGGATGACGGCCTGCAGCGCGGCGAAGGTGAGCGTGGTTTCGACTTCGCTCGCCAGGGCATACATCCGGTCTTCGACCGTTTCGGTGTCGTTGTTGCCGGGCAGGCGCAGGCGGCCCGCCACCACCAGGCTGAGGCTGCGCTCGAGCACCATCGGCGCGCTGGCGGTGACCGGACTGGCCGGCGCGGTGGCGCCGAACACCAGCAGGTAAGGCATGACGGCGCGCGCGGTGGGCAGCCGGGTTTCGAATACCGGGCCCCAGGTGACGGGCGCGGCTTTGAGCAGCGCGGCCGCCGCTTCGCAGATCTGTTGGGCGGCGTAGGTCACGCAAGGCTCCAGATTTTTACGCTGTCGAGCATTTGCTCGACGGCGAGCGGCACGCGGGTGATGAATTGGCCGGATTCGAGCCGGCCCTGGTAGTTGGTCCAGTGACCCACCAGGATGCAGATGGCTTCGACCAGGATTTCGGGCATGTCGACCGCGACCCGCTGCGCGGTGCCGGCGGTGAAGGCGGCATTGTCGAGGGTGGAGATCGACCGCGAGCCGCTGACGTGCGCCAGTTCGAAGCTGTTGGTGGCCACGCTGCGGGCGCGGTAGAGCAGGCCGTCGAGCTCGGCCATGCCGGTGATGTCGAGCCGCAGCAGGTCGCCGGCGGCGAAGCCGTGCGCGGTGCTGGTGACAACGCCGGGGTTGGCCACGGTAATGGCCGACAACGTCTTGGCGGCATCGAGCGCGGTGACGGCATAGCCGGTGGCATAGCGCACGCGCACGGCGCCGGATTCGGCGCGCGGGCTGGGCCAGGTGACGCCATACACGGGGCGCACGAAATGCACGTAGCCGGAGCTGTCGAGCGTGTAGTCGGCGGCATCGATGGTGGTGAGCGTGCCGTCGGTGGCGATGTACTTGATCGAGGTGATTTCCGTCACCGGCGGGAAGGGCAGCGGAATTTCGCCGCATGCCGGGAAGGCATCGAGCCGCAATTCATGCACCTGCGGCATGAAGCTGCGCCCGGTGTAGCCTTCGGCCCACTTGCGCGCTTCGGTGATCCGGCGCAGCAGGACGGTATCGCTGGCCTGGTCGGCCGTGGCAATGCCGAGCTGGGCCTTGAGCTCGGCCAGCGTGACCGGTTCGGCAGTGGGGGCGACGATGAGGGTCATGATTCGGTCTTTGTGAAGACATCTGCACCGGGGCGGTTACGCGCCCCGGTGCGGAAGGGCCTATCAGGCCGGCGGGTTGCTGGTCGGCGCGACGGACGGGTGACCCAGCACGGCCACGGCGGAGAGCAACGCGGCGCTGGCATTGTTGGCCGGCGTGATGGTCAGGCGCGTGTAGCGCTTGTTGCCGACATAGCCCAGCTTGCGGCACTCGTTGTCGTCGTCGAACTGGAAGCCGGCCAGGGCTTCAGTGCCGAGCAGGTCGGCATCGGCCACGGCGGTGGCGTCGGAAAGGTTGGATTCGCTGCCCTCTTCAAGCAGCACGGTGAAGGTTGCGTCGGCATCGGCGATGCTGCCGGTGGCGATCAGGTAGGTCAGGCTGTCGTAGCCCTGGCGGTCGATGATCTGGCCCACCTGGGCAGTGTTGTCGGCAACGGAAACGGGGCTGATGACCCGCTTGACGTTGATGTTGTTGGTGACATCTTTCATGGTCGTTCTCCTGAAATGGGCCGGGCCGCGCGATGTCGGTCGCGCGGCCCGGCGGGTGCGGCGTGGCGGCGGATTAGGCCGAGAACTTGAGGAACTTGACGGCTTCGAAATTCACCGCGCCGCCGCCGGTCCGCTTGGTGCTGTAGAAGCGGATGTAGGGCTTGGCGGTGAAGGGGTCGCGCAGGGTGCGCACGCCGATGCGATCCACGATGGTGTAGGCCTCGCGAAAATCACCGAAGGCCAGGGACAGCGAGCCCGTGGCGATGGTCGGCATGTTCTGGTCGATGCGCATCGGGTAGCCCAGCAGGCGATCGGGCTGGCCGGCCTGCAGGGAGGGCTCCCACAGGTAACGGTCGCTCGTGGCTTCCTTGAGCTTGCGGATCTTGGTGCGCACTTCGCGGCGGGTGAGCCAGGCGGCGTTCTGCAGGTACTGATCCTTGAACGCGCCCAGCAGGTCCTGCAGCGGATCGGCCTTGGTCGTGTGGAAGTCACCATTGGCGCCGGTGACCACGTGCTCGAACTGCCCCCAGGCGCGGGTGTCGTCGCCGGTGGCGACCGTGGTGTAGCTGGCGATGCCGCGCGGCTGGCCAACGCCGTTGCCGCTGATGAAACCGGCGGCCTCGACGCGGCCGAACTTGTCGGCAACCTTGTCCGCGAGCCACGCTTCGATGTCGGTGGCGGCATCGTCGATCAGCTTCTGCGTGACCTTGGGCTGGGCGTACATCTCATGCGCTTCGATGCGGTACTTGCCGACCTGGGGTGTATCGGTGTCGTCGCGCGTGCCCATTTCGCTGACCCAGCCGGCATCGGCTTCGTCGTTGTCGGCGATGCCTTCCAGCGCGTCGGTGCTGATGGTCTGCACGTTGGCCAACTGACGCATCACGCCCTGGTCGTACAACTTCTTGACCATGCGGCCAACGGTGGGCGTTGGCAGCATGTAGCCGCCATCGGGGTCGGAGCCGGCGGACAGGGCCTTGCGCTCGTCGGCGCTGAGCGCTTCGAGGTTGCCGTGGCGAATGGCCTTGAAGAAGGCAGACTTGTACTCGCCGTACTGCTCGGCGGTCATGTCCTGCGGGATGGCACGGCCCTTGGACTGGAAGTCGGCGCGCAGCATGGCGTTGAAGCCCTTGCACTCGGCCGCCAGTTCGGCGGTCTTGGCATCGGCACCGGTGGCGCCGCGCTGCAGGTTGGCAACGACGGCGTCGAACTCGGACTTGAGGTCGGCCAGCTTGTCCATGCCGGCGCTCAGCGTGGCCAGCTTGGCTTCGAGGTCGCCCACGGCCTTGCCGTCGGCCTTGGCGGCGATCAGCGCGTCGTTGGTCTTTTTGAACTCTTCCCAGGCTTGGCCCTGGGCTTCGATGATCTTCTTGATTTCGAGGATGTCGCTCACGATCAGCTTCCTTTCATGCGATTGAGGTTGCCCTGGAGGGCTGCGGTGATTTGCGCCAGGTCGTCGCCGGCATCGTCGCCGGTGGACTTCTTGATGCGTGCAATGAGGGTTTTGGCCTCGTTGCGGGAAAAGCCACCTGCCTCACGCAGATAGCTTTCGATTTCGGAGAGAGTTACCAGTTCTTCGATGCCCTTGACGCCGGTGACGCGCGCCTTGCCGTTCATGGGCCGGGTGACCGGCGAGACCTCGATCAGGTCGATGCGCTTCAGACGCCGGCGCGGCTCGTCCGGGCTGCTGCGCGGGATGGCTTCCTTGGCGATGTAGCCGATGGAGAGACCGTCGATGGCCGGGCGCGGCTGCATCTTCATGAGCTTGTACATTTCGATGCCGCGCGCCGTGTCGGCCAGCACGCCCTGCACCTTGAGGCCGTGGCCATCTTCGGCGAAGTCGGTCCACACGCCGATGGGCGTCAGGTCTTCGCTAGTCAGGCCCATGGCGCCGTGTTGCGACATCATGGCCGGCCAGGGCTGGCGCCCGGCCTTGACGTCGGCCAGGAAGCCGGCGAAGGCACCCGGCTCGATCAGGTCGCCGCCGGCGTCAACGTTGCCGAAGACGGCGCCGTAGCCTTCGAAACTCATGGCGGCGGGGCCGCTGCCAGACGCAAATTTAAGCTCGATCAGTCCGCAGTTGAGGTGGTCCATGTCATCTCCTTAAATCATGCCCAGCAGGCACAGTGCATCTTCGTCTTCCACCGGCTGCGTCGCGCGCGGCCAGGGCGGCATATACACCCCCAGCGGCTGGCGGCGCCGCCTGCGCCGCGCACCCCCACCAGAAGTCGGCGCTGGCGATACGGCGACCTCAGCATTGGCTACCGCGCCGGTCGCTGCAATCGATAGCCCGGCGCTGCCGGCAATCCTTCCAATGCCATGCAGATGACCGCTGGCATCGATCCGCAGGGTTGCAACTCCGGACAGCGCGTTCGGGTCGGTTTCGCCCACCGTCCCGAACCAGGCGCCGGCATAGGTGCCGAGCCACTGGCCGAGGTTCATGCCTACGCTCCGTTCAGTGCATCAATCGTTCGCGTTCCGGCCGAATACGTGCCGTCGATACGCACCGTCGTGCCATCCAGTCCGGTGAATTGCGGATTGGACCCTTCCAGCCCGGTGGCGGACCCGGCCGCCTGCGCGGCCAGCAGGCGGACTATTTCTTCGGCGCTGTATCCCGCCTCGATAATCCGGGCCCAGACTGCCGCTGCAATCCCTTGCGGCGTCAGCCCGGATTCTTCCGTGCTGCCCGCGATGGTGCCGATGCCGATCAACGTAGCCGACGCGCCGATCTCGATGCCGGCCGTCGCGGAAAACTCGCCGGTGCCCCATATCGCCCCGGCGGCGTCGATGTCGATGCCGGCCGATCCGGCGACCTGCTTGGAAGCGAACAGCGTGCCGTTGGCGTCGATCGCCAGGGCGATGCTGCCGGCGACCGATACAATCAGCCCGCCGGTGCCGTTGGCGGCGATCTCGATGCCGGCCGTGCCGCTGATCGGCACGCCCTTTTCCAGCGTGGCGCTGGCGTCGACCGTGACCGCTGCGCCACCGATGCCGCTGATGCGCCCGGCCGTGATCGGCAGGCGCCATGCCAGGCGCGGGTAGGCGCCGTCCGGCATGGCCATTAGGTCAATGGCTTCGGTCTGCCCGTCTCGGTGCATGGCGTTGCGCCACAAGCCGGGCCGGGCGCGGGCCAGGTTGCCGCGCGTCAGCGCCAGCGCGCCGCCGCCATTGAAGCGCACGGCGCCGTAGTTCTGCCGCGCGAAGTTGCCGATCACGCCCACGGTTTAGCTGTTCCAGCCGAAAATCAGGTCGAAGTCGAAGGCGCTGTTGGCTGGCGTGGCGACGCCGGATTTCCACAGCCAGTACAGCGCGGCACCGTCATACACCGGCGGGAAGCTGGCGAAGTTGCTGGTGAAATCCATGGCCGTGTCCTGCCCCAGCACATTGAGCGGGATGCGGCCGAGTTCCTGCACCATGGCCACGGCATAGCTGCCGCTGGTGTAGGTGGTGTTGTTGCGAATACCCTGGATCGACTGAATGCCGGCATCGGCGCCACTCAGCGGGTGGAACGGCCCCATTTTCCCGGCGCCCGTCGCACCGGAATAAAGAATGTGGCTGTTCGTCGCGGCCGTCTTGCCGATCGGAAGGCTGGGCGATGTTGGGGTAGCGCGGCTGGCGGTGCCGGCGCTGTTGGTGTAGTTGAGCGCGAGGCCGGGCGTACCGGCGCCCAGCGCGGTGGCGCTCGGGTTGAAAAAGATCGCCTGAACGCCTGCGCCATCCGAATAGCGCGGCAGGCGGCAGGTCAGCGTGTGGGTGCCGGTTCCGGCGTCGGTATAGGCCACCACTGTGCCGGCGATGGCGTTGGCGAAACTGGTGGCGACGCGCGCCGTCGTGGCTGATACGCGCACCAGCCAGTAATCGGTGCCGGCCGTCAAGCCTGTCGGCAGTGCGCCGCCGCTGTTGGTAAATCGCACCTTTGTGTAATTCTGCCAGTCATTGGCGAATGTCAGCAGCAGGCCGGACGAACTTGACGCGGTGAAGGTGTTGGAGTTGACCGTGGCCTGTTCCGTGGTCGTCGTGACAGTCGTCACGCGATGGAAGCCGAGCAGATCCACCAGCATCAGCGTGCCAGGCACTACGGTTGCCGCTGCCGTGTTGGCCACGGCCGCCATCAGCGTCTTGTAGTCATCGCCCGCGGCGCCGACGTTGCCACCGTGATATATGCAGCCGGCGTTCGTGGTCAGGTCGCACACGCTCTGGAATTGCAGGTTGGTGCCGGCGTCGAAGATGGCGTCGGCCTGCGGGTAGCCGCCGCCGCGAAACAGCGTGTGCCATTCGTTTGCCACGGCCGCCGCCGTCGGGTTGAACTGCTTGCAGCCAGTGGCGTGCCAACGCTTCTTGAGCGCCGACACCTGGTTGACCATGTTGTCGAAGGACGTGAATCCGCTCATGCTGTGGCGCTCCAAAGGGTTGTGATGTCGCCCGCGATCGGCGCCGAGGCGAGCGTGCCGACCGGCTTGGCGATGAAGTTCAGATAGGCGTCGTCGGCAATGTCCGGCAGGTAGCCGAACTCCAGCAGAAAATCCCACTCGGCCGGGGCGGTGATCTCATACACGTTGCAGCGCGCGATGGGTTTGACCAGCACCAGGGCCAGCAGGCCCACATCGCCGGTCAGGAACTCGACCTGCTCGATGCTGCGCACGCCGGAATCGCCATCAGCCAGCGGGATGAATGGACCGGTGCAGCCCGCCGTGGCGGTGGCGCTGGTGGCGATGGTGCCGGCGACGATCTGCGTGTTGCAGGTCACCGTCGGCGTGACGCGGCCGGCGACGCCATCCTGATTGGTATAAGTCAGGCGGAAGGTGGCGCCGCCCACGTAGCTGGATTGCTCGACGGCCATGATCTGCACGCCGCGCCCTTCCTGGCCGGGTACTTGACGCGGCAGGCTGATCAAGGTGGTCAGATCCTGCGTGCCCACGTCCATGGCCACGCCGGGATAGAACATCAGGTAATCGAGCAGGCGCAAGGCCAGCGGCGCGGCGGTAGCCGTCACTACCTGGAACAGCAGCTTGTGCAGGAACTTCTGGTAGCCGGCGTCATGGCCGCCGTGATCCAGCCCGCCGTCGGTGCTGCGCGCCATGGCCTGCGCCACCAGCGGCGCGGCGAAGAAGTATTGCGGCACCGGGTTGCCCGGCGACATGCTCAGGTCGAACCAGATGCCGCTCGCGGTGGTTTGCGAGGGCGTCTTGACGAAGCTGGCGAACTTGCGCTGGCCGGCGATGGCCGCATTGACGAGATCGGCGGTACGCATCACTCGCCCCCTGGCGCCGGATCGGCCGGCGCATCGTCCTCGCGCCGCACGTCATACGGCGCACCGCAGGCGCAGGCGATGTGATCCTGACCCTCTTCGACCCGCGTAATCAGGCCGCAGGCGGTGCAGGTATAGCGCACCATGCCCATGATCAGTTGGCCGTCAGTTCCAGTTCGCCAGCATCCGCTTGCGGGCGGATGCCGGCACTGATCGCCAGCGAAGCCGTCAGCGCGCCGGATACCATCATGCCGACCGCACCGCTGGGGGTATCGACCCAGGCGAAGTGTGTGGCCGTTTCCGTACCGGCCGTGCAAAGCCCCCATTGCACCAGCGCGGCATTGACGAAGCTGCTGCCGTTGTCCGTCCAGGCGCTGGATTTGGTCTGCGCGACGCGGGCGTAGCCGGTGTAGGCACATTCGGCCGCCAGCGATCCGGACTCGCCGGGGTCGCCGGTGAATAGCGCCCAATAGCCGGTGGCGCCAGCGCGCCAGGAGGGATCGGTGCCCTTGCAGAGCATTTCAAGGACGTCGTTTTCGGTGGCGTTTGATGCGGACATGACTTACTCCTTGTCTTTCTCGATCTGGGTGGTGCGGGTAATGTTCTTATCGGCGTCGCGCTCGACGCGCGATTGGGTCTCACGCGCTGGCATGCTGAGGATGTGCATGCTCATTTCCGTCGGCGGGTCTGCCGCCGGCGGCACGGTGATGTAGGTGTCGCCCGCCTTAATGTCTGGGGTGTGGATCGTGGCATCGAGCTGGATGCACCCCTCGGGCAGGCTGATGTGGGTGTCGCCAGTCTTGATGTCCGGCGTGTTGATCGTGGCATCGAGCTGGATGCAGCCTTCCGGCAGGGTGACGTGGGTGTCGCCGGCCTTGACATCGATGGCGGCAGGCTGCACGGTCAGGTAGTTCTTGACATCCGGCACCGGGCGCGCGGCCAGGGTGGCGATGACACCCTGCAGGGCAAGGGCGTCGTCGGATTTTGCGGCGGCCTCGTTGGCGCGGGCCTGGTCGGGATCGCCCGTCAGGTTGATCGGGGTCAGGGGTTGATCCAGCCCGGCCAGCGGGTTGTATTCGAGCTTGGCGCGTGCTTCATTGCGCGTCAGGATGCCGTTGGTGGTGAGCTTGGCGAGTGATTCGGCCGTGTCCTTGAAGGCACCACGCATGAGGCCTTCGGCGGTGAATTTGGCGTAGTAGCCCTGGTCAAGATCCTTGTCGGTCAGGATCTGGCAATCGATGCTTTGCTCGATGCGCTCGTACCAGGGCGCGAGGGTGTGCACCACGTGCGCGATGAGCATCTGCTCGACGCTGGCGTAGGTAGTGGCCTTGTCGGAGTAGCCGGCCATGATGGGCTGCACACGGAAGGCGCGGCAGATTTCTTCTACCTGGTACCGCCGCGTTTCAAGGTGCTGTGCGTCCACTCCGGTCATGGATTGCGGGGTGAATTTCGCAGCGCGATCGAGCAACATGATGCGCGCGGCATTGGCCGCGCCACCATAGGATTTCTCGATCCAGCCGGTGAGCGCCTTGTGCTGCTCGGCGTTCAGCGTGCCTTCCACGGAATACACACCGCTGATGCGGGCGCCATTCTTGTGCAAGCCAGCGTGGGCTTCTTCGGTGGCCATGGCGAGGCCGATGGCTTCGCGGGCGTATTTGACGATTTCCAGGCCGGCAACGCCGTCCCAACTTGGGCCGCGCCAGTGCCAGATGGCGCTGCGCGGAATGTCGCGCCGGCTGCCGTCGGTGCCGGTGACGGTGTAGGCCGGCATACCCATTGGATCACGCCTGATCTCGACGTCTTGCGGCCGGAATGGAACGATTTCGAGAATACGGCCGGTACCTGGCATGCGGTTGACAAAGCCGATGGCGTTGCCGGTCAATGCGGCATGAATGGCGAGCGTTTCGCGCAGCTCAAACGACGACATCCAGGGATTGGGCTTGCGATGGAGCAGGCGGTACAGTGGATGATCTACCGCTGGCGTCAGGTTGCGGCCCCGCTCCTGGTAGAGCTTGAGCGGCACCTGGGCAATACCTTCGGCAATGACACGGACGCAGGACAGCACGGCGGTTACTTCAAGCGCGGTGGTGTTGTTGACGCTGGCGCCACTTTTGGTGGAGCGGCCCCCGAACAGCGCATTGAACAGATCGACAGCGCGGCGAATGCTGCCGTCTTCATTTGCTTTGCGCGACCAAGGCCAAAAGGTGAAAGCCATTTAAGCGGTCTCGCTTTCCCAGAAAGAGTGCGACTCTGGCTCTACCACCATGCTGCGGTTGTGCGCGAGGATGGTGGCCACGGCGGCGTCGATCTTGTTTTGCGCGCGCTGCTTGCGCGGGAAGATGTTCTCGTTGCGGTCGGCGATGCACTCGACGTTCGACATCTGCCAGACGTAGCAGGGGTTACCGTCGTGGTGAAAGCGGCCGGCATCGACCAGGGCCTGCAGGTCTTTCATCGGTTCGCTGAGGTAGCGCACCTGCTGTGGAATATCGACGACCTGGAAACCCTCTTTGGCCAGGTTGGCGCCAAGCTGCTGGCCGCCCCAGGGGTCTTTGGCAACCTCGCGGATGACGACGACCTCGGACGCGGCAAACAGCTCGTCCTGGATCTGCTCGAGGTCGATCATGTTGCCGGGCGTGACGATCAGGTGCCCGCTGTTCACCCAGGCCTGGTAGTGGGCGTTCTCCGGCTTGTCGACGGCGGCCTGCGGGACATAGTTGCGGCTAATGGCGTAGTAGTGGGTTTCGCCGTCCATCTGGCGCTTGAACTCGAACATGGCGCTGGCGATGTCCTGCTTGCTGGCCAGGTCGAGGCCGACGACGCACTCTTCGCCGCGGAAGTCCTCCAGCGCAAGCGCCGGATCGCCGGCCTGCTGCAGGTGATGCAGGTTGAGCCAGGGCGACGCGGCCTGGCACCAGATGTTGAGGTGCTTGGTCTTGAAGACGTTCTGCTTGCGCGGGTCGGATTTGGCTTCGATCTGCTGCTGCCGCAGGAAGTCGGCATCGACCGAAATGCCGAAATTCGGGTTGGCCTTCATCAGGGCGGCTTCGCTGGTCCAGTCATCGCCCTTATCCATGGTGAAGATGATGCCGAAGCGCTGGTCGTTGTCGACGACGCCTTCGAGGATCTTCTGCAGCTCCACCTGGTGCTGGTAGCACGGGCCGCCGATGTCGGTGCCGGCGGTGGTGATGACCAGTAGGAGCGGCTGCGAGCGCGCGCCCATGCCGGTCTTCATGGTGTCGTAAAGATCCGGCGTCTTGTGCTCGTGGTACTCATCGACGATGGCGCAGCTGGGGCTGGCACCGTCGCCCGGCTTACCAATCACCGGCTCGAATTTGGAGTTGGTATTGACGACCGCCAGGTTGGAGGCATTGGCGCTGACGCCGTAGCGCTCAAGGTAGATCGGCGTGGCGCGGGCCATCAGCAGCGCGGGACGGAAGACTTCCAGCGCCTGGTATTCGGATGTGGCACCCGAATAGACTTCGGCGCCGAACTCGCCGTCGATCGAGAGCATGTACAGGCCGATGACGGCCGCCAGGGTGCTCTTGGCATTCTTGCGCGGCACGAAGAGATCGGCATTGCGGAAGCGGCGCTTGCCGGTGTCACGCTGCACCCAGCCGAAGATGCTGGCGAGGACGAAGACCTGCGGCGCTTCGAGCTTGATCAGCTGGCCACGCGCCGCCCAGTCGCCCTTAATGTGCGGCATCAGCTCGGCAAAGGTGCAGATCCGCTCGGCGGGCCGGTAGGCTTTGCCGGCGGCATCGGTCAGCTCTGGATTCCAGACGTAGGGGAAGCCAGCGGAGCCGACGCGATCGAGATCCTTGAGGTGGCGCGCACAAGCGAGCCGGTGCCATTTGCAGGAGACGATGCGGCCGTCCACTACGTCACGCGCATACTGCGTGCACGCGTCTGCAAAGTTCATAGGGCACTCCATTGATCAGGCGCGGCCTCTTGAAAGAGATCGGCCTGTCGGTTCTCGGACGGCTTGACTTTTGAGCGCGACGACGGCGACATGCCGAACGACGCCAGATAGCGATCGCAATCCTGTTGCAGTTTCCCAACGATGCGCAGCAGAGCCGACTCGCGCATGAAGCCAGTCGGCGTGCGCTGCACGAATACGGCATCCGCCTGGTCTTCGCCCTGCTCTTCGGCCGCGCGGCGCTTGGCTTCGAGCGCTTGCTCGGCCAACACCAGGCGGCCCCAGGTCTGGCAGTAGATCGCCAGCGCGGCCCGATCGAGGCGACTGATCAGCCCAAGCTCTTCGAGCTCGACGGTGATCCGCCGCCATTCCTTGCGCGCCTCTTTCGAAAGATGTCGCGGCGCATCCGGAACGGCAACCAGCGGCTGCACGCCATCCGACAGGTCGATCGCGCGCCGCCCAGGGTTCCCGCGCAGCAACTTGATCACATTGGACTGCGGCTTAGGACCTCGCAACCCCATGTGACCCCCAACAAAAAAAATTCCAAAACTCGCGCTCGTAAAAATTTGAC